CGCAGCCAATGCCGCGATCAAGCGGCTCCAGAAAGGACAGTGAACGCTCTTGAAGTCCCATCGTATTCGTGCCCGTGCTGCCAAGAGAAACGGTCATGGAGTCACCGTCCGAGATGAACTGGACCAGCTCGCTCGCACGAACACGATGATCCGTGCCGGGGCAGCACTCGTGGAGGACGAAGGCAGGAGACAGTGGTGGGGTAACTGCGAGAGATGTCACTCGCCTCACTGGCTGTCGTGGTGCCATTGCTTTACTCGTGCGACGTACTCAACCCGATGGGACCCGGACAACGCCTTTGCTTGGTGTGCGGGATGTCATCGGTGGATGGACCAGCACTGGCCGGAGAAACAGAGATGGGTCATCGAGAAGATCGGGCAGGAACGATTTGATCGGATCATGCTCAGGGCGTCCACTCCGATCAAGGTAGACATGGACTCCGTGCGCTTCCTGCTCCAGAACGACTACCAGAAGCTACTCAAGTAGGGCAGCAAGAAGGCCCCGAGGTCGCATCCCCGGGGCCTTTGCTACGCTCCGCTTCGCTCTCCTCAGTGGACAGGCCCAACACGCACGTTGTTGACCGCGTTCAGGGCACCGCCTCCAAGGAACAAGTTCAGAATCCACAGGATCACGCAGATGAGAACGACCACGTTCAGCACCTGCTTGATCTTCGCGTCCATCGGGACATAGGTGTTGACCAGCCAGAGCAGGACCCCGACGACGATCAGCGTGATGACGATGGTGATGAGAGGCATTGCTTCCCCCTACTGAGGACAGGCTCCGTCGCCGACCGAGATCAGGATGTTGACGATCCAATGGGTCCACGCCGGGAGGAAGTGCGTCAGAGACAGGATCACCGGCCTCGCAATGGGCCAATACTGGCACAGCGAAGTGACGGTGGGGCTCGTGAGCCCGTTCCCAGCAAGAGCCGGATGGTCAGGCGGGAGCGTGATGGGCTGAGCCACCTTGATCTCGGCAAGCGATTCCTTCGCTGCCTTTGCTACGGTCTGCGGGTAGTTCATCTGGTCTCCTGATGGGAAGTGCGCCGAGGTGGTCTTGAGCCCATCGCGGCGCACCCCGGGTTGGACTAGGGCGTGGCAGCGGGAGTGTTCGCGACGACGGCAGCGGACAGTGTCGCCGTCTTCGCCTGAATGTCCGCAGACAACGCCGTCAGGGCCGCAGGATCACCCGAGGCGATAGCGGCATCCAGAGCTGCCTTGATGCCACCAAGCAGCGTGATGGCCGAGTCGATAACAGTGTCTTCCGCAGCCACGTCCTTCTGCAACTGAACGAGTTCTCCAGCCATGTGATTGATCCTTTCTGTGAGAATAGCCAGCGACCACAGGATGAGGTGCTGGTGTGCTTCGATGCGGCACAACTGCTTCTTGTTGCCCAATCCTATCCAGTCAACGCCCACGGCGGCCTCCCCTCAACAGACCGATGATGATGTCCAGCTTCTCCTCTGCCTTGTTGTCGCCTGCAATGCGTGCAGCCCTTTCGACCTCCCAGCGCACAGAATCAGCCACCGCAATGCGATCCACGCGCACGAGAATCGGTGAGGAAATCTCCCGATAGCCGAACGCGAGCGACATGCTGATGAGTGCTGCAAGAGCAACGAGGGCCGCGAACAACTTCCCCCACCACGTAACGTCATGCGGGGCATCGCCCCATCTCCGCTGAGGTTCTGAGTTATTGCGTCCGCTCACGCGACCGTCCTCATCTTTCGTGCAAGTCGGTTCAGGTATCCCGGCAGGAACTCCAGTTGATCGGGCTTACCGTCCTTGTCGGCATCGGTCAGGTTCCCCGCAGCGAGACGGCCGTAGAACAGCATCTGTTCGACTCCCACGAGACGTGCCAGTTTGTTGCCGTCCACGATCGGGCAGGCCGCAAGAGTCACGGGTCCGAGAACTCCGTCATCGGTGACGCCAAGGGCTCGCTGCAAGAGTTTCACCGCCTGCATGGCCCCCATGTGGACCGCCGCATCGAAGACGAAGTAGCGCACCGTGTCGTTCTGGATTCGCGCGATCTTCGTGTGGTCCATGAACCATGCGTAGAACTTACGCGCCCCGTCCATCGTAAGCGCCTGAATGTCCGTAACCGTAGGAACAGCGTTCTGGATTCCAAGGTCCCTCCAGCAGTCCGTAAGGGCTGGGATCGTGATGCCGAACTTCGTCGCGCCACCGGGATCGGCAGGGTCGTTCGTGTACTTGTCCCCGCCCTCGGCAGAGATCACGGCTGTGATTTGATCGAAGTCGTTCACTTGGACCCCGCGTGGTGCGGGTACTTGGCAAGACCAGCCTTGAGAAAATCGGCCTGATGCGGGTCAAGATCCTGAATGCCGACGTAGGTCTCGCCGGGCTTTGCTCCCACAACGGCCCATCCCTGAGAGTTTGGATTGGTGAACGTGTGCCCCTGTTCTTCAAGCCGAGTGATCGTGTCAGGATGGTGCTCCCACGAAGCAGACCAGAAGTGCTTCCCGGTATCATCCATGACTGCGTTCCACACCTGACCGCGCCTGCCCATCTCTCCACCATTCGCGTTCGCCCAAGCATTCCTGATCTCAGCAGACGACAACGGGTCCGCCTTCAGAGACTTGCCGAACCTAAGAATATCGGGACCTTCCCCTACCATCCCAACGCTTGCGCCTCCACCGAGCAGGGCCGTAAGTAGCCGCAGGTAGTCAGGCTTCGGTCCCTTCAAGGCCGCGCTTGCCTCTACCGCTGCATTCTGGATCTGCGCCGCCGGATTCGGGATCAAGGATGCAGGATTCTGAACCGCGCCCTGCACCATGTTCAGGTATGGCTGGAGCAGGGAGCCGAGATAGTTCCCAATTCCTCCATCAGTCGGAGCAGGTCCCAGCGCGCTGCTCATCGTTGCCCCTGCACACCCATGGCTCCCGCATACGGGATAGCCCGCAGCGCCAGAGCCACGGCCGGAGAGTTCAGCAGCAAGGCAAGGTGGGAAAGCACTTCGGGGGAACTCAGCGCCGCCCCACCGATGCCATACTCAAGTCCGCTCTGAATCCTATGCCCCGGATTCATCGTTGCCCCCGCAGCTGCGGCAGCCCCGAAGGGAACGGCCGCCCTCTTGGCGATCTGCGCCGCCACGCCGATTCCCTTACCTACCTGCGGGGCAAGCTGGTTCTTCAGGTCAATCAACTGGCCCGTCTGCTGGTTCAACTCGGGCAGCGTGTGAGAGATGCCCGTCACGGGATCAACGTGAACGATCCCCAGTTGGGTGGCCTTGTCCTCCAGCATGGACTGGGCAGCATCTCCGGCAGCCTTGAAGAACTGGGCCTTGGCGCGATCGTCAGCGGTAACGGAGTTCGCCATCTGCTTGTCGTTCAGGGCATCGAAGATCGGCTGGGCAATCTTCTGCGCCTGCTGCTTGAACTCCTGCAACTCGATAGGCGTCATGTTGCGAATCGGCGTGTTCGGCCCCGACCACTTACCCATGAACTTCTGCGCGTACTGGCTATACTTGGCGAGGATGTCAGGAGCCTCACCAATCTGGTTCGAGTCCAGCGCGGGCTTCAATGCCTGTCCCGCACGGTCCAAGACCTCAACAGGATCGAACGATGCCCCGCGTGCCTGCATCGTCCGCATGAACTGCGTTGCCCGCTGGCCGTACTGACCCAACTGGGTCATGGCCTTCTCCAGTCCACCGCGGGTCGCGGAAATACCCTCCCTGATGGCCGTCTGGGCAACCTCGGGAGTGAACTTCAGGGCAGCACCCATGGCCGCCTTGCCGACTCCCTGTACCCCTGCGTTCAAGACCTCTCCGGCAGGACCCATGGCGGCTCCCAAGAGCGCCTGATTCCTGACCTCTGCCGCAGGATCGGCCGGAGCGGGAACGCCCATCCCGGCGTCAATCAACTGCCGTAGCATCTCTCCCGTACCGGCCCCGGCCCCGCCACCCAACGATCCACCGACCTGCTGTCCCACCACGGCCCCAGGGATCGTCGTAGAGCCCATCGTCAGGGCACCCGAGGCAGCGCCCACCCCGGCTCCCACGACGCGCCCAGCGACGTTCCCTGCGATCCCACCGGCATTTGGGATCTGGCTCACCAGCCACGGCTCCTTCTTGGCAGCAGCCGTTGACTTGGGCTTCGGATATGACCGCTGGTGAGCCGACACCACGACCTGTCGGCCGTCCTCCATTGCGGACACGTTCCTGGGATCAACTCCAAGCACCTTCCCCACGACCTCATCGGAAGTCCCGTCAGGGAAGATCTTCTGGTTGTCTCCGCTGGTGAATGAGCGAGGCATTACTGGCCCCCGATCTGGTTGCCGTTGGCGTCATACCTCTGTACCTTCTTCCCGCCCTTTGTCGGTGCCGTGTCCCAACTCATCTCCGGCATGGGGACAGGAGGCTTGCCAAGGTAGGCGTTCTCCTTGTTCAGCAGGAACGACTTCTCCCACGCCAGTTTATCGGTGGCCTGTTCGATCGAATCGTTCGCCTTGGGCCAGTTCTGCTTCATCATGTTGACTTCCTGCACGTTCAGTCGGAAGCCAGAGCCAGCACCGGCGGCAAGAGCCTGGATGTTCCTGATCCCGACGATCTGCGCGTTTCCGAAGGATGCCGCAGGTCCACGACCCGCAGCAGCGTTGAGACTATTCGCTACGCCAGCGAGCGTCTTCGTCTTCCAAGCCTGTCCCCAGTTCATTCCCTTGACCGTGGGCAGGATGATCTTGGCCGCCGACATGATGTTGTCCATGTCCAGCAAGACTTCCTTGGCCGACTTGAGTCGTTCTGCTTCGGGTCCGGGAATGGCACGCGCACCATTCTGGGCCGCCCAGACCATCGCTGCTGCCTGTTCTTTTCCCTTGAACGGAGTCAGGTCAAGCAACTGCTCTCCACCCGGACTGGTGAAGGAGTTCTGCTTGTACACAGCGTTCATGGCCACTTCGTCGGCAGCACCACCACCAGCCCTTGCGCTGGCGTTGATCCTTGCCACGTTGGCTGAGTTCCTGCCCTGTGCGGCGATGTTCGCCAGTTCGTCAGAAGCCTTGAGCCTGCCCTCAGTGTGAGCCGCCTGCTCCCTCTGGGTCTCAAGCAAGTCAGCTTGTACCTTTGCCAGTTTCTCAGAAGTCGTGCGCGCTGTAATCGTGTCCTCAAGATTTCCAGCAGCCTCAGCCGCGCTGGCCTTCACGTCCCAGCCATCCTTCAGCGCCTGCAAGTTCTGGATGCGAGCCGTCATCAAGTCGTTGTGCTGCTGGGTCAGGCTGGCGTGGGCACGGTTCATGTACCCCGGGTCCTTGGTCAGCGTTGACCCAATGCTCCCGGTGATCGTCTGGAGCATCTGGGACAGAGGGTCCACCTGAGGCGTGGGAGCCGCAGCGGCCTGCTGGTACTGAGCACCAGCAGCCGTAGAGGCCGCCGCAGCCTCGCTCGCACTCTTGTGCAACTCTGCCTGCTGGGCGTCCTGCGCCGCCTGCAACTGGCCCATTAGCCCCGCAGACGTGAGCGTGCTGTGCAGGCTCGCCAGAATGGACGGGTCAGACATGAGCAACTGAGCAAGCCCGTTGGGCGTGTCGCCTACAGACGGAGGTCCGCTACTCATTGTCCGTACGCCTTTACCGGGGTCCCTGACTGCTGACCCATGGAGGACAACTGCGGGTACTTGGACCGCAGGTAGGCTTGCAGGTAGGGCTGGAACGCCTCAAGACCACCGGCGAACAGGTTCTGGTTCTGGCTGGGGCCAGAGGTCTTCATCAGGGCATCCAACTGTTCCTGAATCGTGTTCTGTGCCTGACCTTGCGCCGAGTTCCATGCCGTCGTCTTTAGGCCAGCCAACTGGCTGCCCACGAGGCTCGGGAGCAACCCGGAAAGCACGTCACGGGTCCCAGAACCACTCAGGCCCCGCGCCCCCAGACTCTCAGCGACGTTGTTACCTGTCTGATTGGCTCCAGCAGCGATCACTCCCTGTCCCTGTGAATAGGCAGGGGAGGAGATGTTCGTCTGGTAGTTCTGGTTGGTCAGGGCACCCTGACTGGCAAGGAGCTTGTTGATCTGGTCCCGAAGGTTCTGCTGCGGGTCTCCCCCGAACAACTTGCTGAAGATGCTCGGTCCGAAGGACATGAGCAGCGGCAAGAGTAGGCTCATGCCCATCGTGGCAGGAGCAGCGGCTACGGCTGCTGGTGCGGCGGCAACAGACATTGTTCAGTCCTCCTTGACCGGGAAAGGTACACCCGCTAGCCGAGGTACGTCACCCGAACTCTCAGTGCGTACTTGGATGTTCCAAAGATGCCGACAGCGTTCGTCTGGTAGGACAGCTCCCCTGAAGCAAGGTAGAGCGTGAAGCGAGACTGGTCACGGATCGTTCCAGCGCCCGTCAGGGCCACCGTGGCCCCGGCCTGACTCGTGGCTCCAATGTCGTCCGTGTAGTTGACCTGGAACTGGATCGTTCCAGCCGTCACGTCGGAAGTCGTGTCCTCCAGCGAGTAGGCAACCTCGTACAGACCCGCCGTGGCCGTGCTGGTCATGTTCGTGGAGCCAATGGCCGCGCCCTGAGCCGTCAGGTCCACCTTGACCATCTTGGATCGGGCTGCGGTGCTGGTGTTGGCTCCGACTACCGGGACGAGTCCCCCGTAGTTCTTGAAGTTCCAATCACACAGGTCAAGGGAGTTGGTGAAGGTGAAAGAGTTGTTGCTCGTCGCTCCAGACAGAACCATGCGGAGTCGCTTCGTGGTCGTTGTGGAATCCACGAAGTAGGCACCGACTGTCGTACTTGTGGACTGGAACCGGCTGCTGGTGTTGCCAGCAACGGCGTCAAGGTTTCCCGAGATGAGGACATTTCCATCTGCGTTTGGAAAAGTATATGAGCGACCAATAGTTAACGTTGCCGTATTTATGACCGCCGGAAATCCACTCACAGGATCAATGAAGTTCAAACCAGCAGAAGTTAGAACTCCAAAGCAGTCAACAAATAACCCAACAGCACCAGAGGGATTGTACACCTCAAGAAGATTGCCTGTCGTAGTAGACGCATTTGCATGCAGCGTGAGAATCGCCGCTACATTCGCCGCTCCCTGAGTCAGTCCAAGTGACCCCGCAGAGTTCACTGACATCATCGTCGTCAGCGCCGAGTTCACGATCTGGAGATAGTCCCCAGACTGCCCCGCACGCAACGAGTCGAGTCTCAGCAATACCCGAGTGTCCGCCCCACCCGTAACGGTCGAGTTGCTGATGCGAACCATCTCCTGTCCCACAGGAACTGGCAGGTTCGACGTGATCGTGTTCGTGAACAACGTGTAGGCCGAACTAACAGAGAGCCGGTCCAGCAGGTTGCCACCCTGCCCCAGGAACGCCCCGGCACGGAAGCTGGTGAACGAATCCCCAAGGCGGAACTCACCAGTCTGCTTCGTGTCCGTCCAGTAGGCCGCCACGCTGTTGAGCGTGAGCATGATGTTCCCGGCCGAGTTTCTGAACACCGGAGCCTTGCCACCCGTGATCTCGTTCCACTCGCCATCAGAAAGGCGCGTGAGACGAACACACTTCCCCGCCGTACTTCCATCAGCACCCACGGAGAACAACTGACCCGGGTGAGCACCTGCCAGCGTGTTCACGATCAGCGGAGCAACCGTTCCACCGATGTTCGCGTTAAGGATCAGCGCCTCGATGTCCGTCGCAGGCGTGATCGTCTGCTTCGTGGTGAAGGTGTTCGCGGCCGCCAGCAACGCTGCCCCTGCCGGCGTGAACCCACTGGTGTCGTGAAGCGTTCCATCAAGGGCAATCCACGTGATGATCGACCCGGAGGAGTCCTTCCAGTCCTGCAAGTGACCCACCTGGCCGGAGACCGCCGCGTTCACCGAGATCAGAGCCGCAGACTGGTTCGTCCCACCCGTGACCGAAATCCCTGTGGACGTTGAAACCTTCGGGTATACCGACAGGACCGTAACTACCGATCCAGTTCCAGTGCCGGTCAGGACAATGCCGCCCGTCCTGAGGATGGCCGTGCCCGTGGAGTAACCCGACACGCTGAAAATGTCGTCAGAGTTGACCGTGTTATGGATGCCGAATATCTGACCGCCAGCTCCGGCCGAGTTCGCTCCCGTGAACAGCAACTGAAGAAGCTGTGGGCCTCCAGAAACATAGGTCGAGGAGTCAGCGATCTGAACTGTAGGAATGTTGGTGGTGGCATAAGACGTGAGCGTCATGAACCTTGGGTTGTTGTCTACGCTGGCAGCTGATCCAAAAAGCACCAAGGAGTCCGCCGCCTGCGTTCCACCATAGACTATCTGTCCACCAAACCTTCCCGGCTTGTACAGGTAGTTCATCAGGTCCGGAGAACTCGGGATCGGATCTCCAGATCCATTGGGAGACTGACCCTGTTCGATCCTCGCCAGACCAAACGCCGCATCACGCGCCCAGAGGTCAATGGCCGACAGCATGTTCCTCAGGCGCGGAGCGAAATCCACCGCGTCAGTTCCGGGCAGAGACCCGGGAGAGATGCCGGTGAAGTTTCTCATGTTCCAGCGTCTTCCAGGCCGTAGTCCGTGCTGCCAAGGATCAGCAACTCCGTGGCGAAGGTTCCAGACCCTGAAGCCACCATGGAGATCTGAAGACCCTCGCACTGGACCTTGGGTGTGACCTTGTGCAGGTTCTGCCCCTTCAACGTGATGCTCTTGGACCCGCGCACCGTGGCTCCGCTGTCGTTCGTCTTGACCCCGCTGAACGTGTAGGTCAGGAGCGGAGACCCAGAGTAGGACCCGACGTAGCCGTACAGGTCGTCCAGCATCCACTCTCCGGACATGCCAGAACGGTAGATCCTGCGCCCCGTGTAGCCGAACGTCGTGTCATTCGCAGGCATCGCCGTGCCGGTCTCAAAGTAAACAGACCCGGCCCCTGCTGCGCTCGCCGTACCCCCGTAGCCAACGTAGATGCCTGTGTTCCCGTTGGACCTCGGGACCGCCCACGCCGACTCCAGGCTGGCGTAGGTCCCACTCCCAGAGTCGAAGTTCCGCATGTGGACAGGACCAGAGACCTTGAAGTTGCCCTCGCTGTCGATGTTCTTCGGGTCGTAGCTCATGTGCAGGCAAAGATACGTCTCGTTCCCGTTGGCGTCGTTCCGGTAGAACATCCTCAGAGAGCGATTCTCAGGATCGTTCAGCAGGGCGATGGGGTATGCCGTGGACGTAAGAGGGATGTAGTTCCTCCACGTCTGGTTCTTGGACCGCGTGATGAAGTTGTAGCCATCCGTCGTGTGAATGCCCTTGTAACTCACGAAGGCCAGCTGCTCCGTCTCTCCATCAATCGTGAACGTACAGGCGCACATCGGGTTCACGATCCCAACGGAGCGGGAAATCATCTCCGTTGCCTTGCCACGGTCGAAGCTGGAATCCCTCTCGCTGGGCAGGTAGTTCACGCGCCAGAGCGAAGTGTCCAATCCCACGATCAGCCGATTGTTCACGACCCGGATGTGGCGAATCTGGTCGTTCTCCCGAGTCTCGAATTCGAGGTAATAGGTCGAGGGGAACGACTCCACTTCACCTGGGAATGAGTAACGAAGCAGCGATGGGTTTGACACATCGTTCACGACCATCGAATCCTGGAACAGGTCCCCCGTGCTGGACGACGGCGGCGGACCGTTCTTGGACACCTGAGACGTAATGTCCCCGAACGTGTACACGACCGTTGGGTAGACGACAGTAGTATCGACGCTTGCCGCATAGTAGACGTATAGCTTTATGTAGTCTATTCCGACTGACGTGCTTGGCTTGCTGGTCTCCAGAACGACCATGAAGTTGGAACCAGAGAAGTCCGTGTCCACGAACAACGAACCAGCCGTGTTGTTCCAGCGATCCGTTGACCCACCAAGCGTAATCGTATCTGGACTCGCGGAGTTCGTGCTGGAGATCGTTCCCGACTTTCCGGCTCCTAGATAGGCGATGATTCCGTTGTCGAACATTCCGTCAGACAGCCTGACACCGATGTATGCAGTAATCGGTATCGGCCCAGAGCCCGCACTAACGTACCCCTGTATCTCAACAGCAATGCCCTTTATAGACCCTGCCACAGAAGACAGAGAGAACCCGTATAGTCCCTGCGTTACAGGAAACGACCCGCCCATCACTCCACTCACAGGAGTACCGGAAGCGTACACTCCATTGTCCGTTAACATTGATGACGCTGAAGCGAACCCGAAGAATCCCCCGGATGTGTTGACGCTTCCGGGAAGGGAAGACGCCGAGGAGACCACCGAAGTGTCTGCGTGCGCCGAAACCCCTGTACCCAACTCCGCGATCATGAACCCAGTCGGGAACTCCTTGTCAGAATACAAGTCCTTCTTGGGGCTTCGGTAAATCCGCCAGTGAGTCGTGGAAGAGTTTTGGATCGTCGGCTGCTGGATTGTCGGCCTTACTCCGGTGGTGCTTACGAACACAGTGCTCACACCATTGTCTGACGAGAACGCAGACTCCAATTTTTGTGTCACGCCGTCTTGAGTGAACCTCACCACCTCAGTCGTCCAATACTCATAGTATCCCGTGACGCTCTGGGAAAACGCACCAGTAGCCGTAGTGACGTTAGGAGCAGCCACAACGGGAAGAAGCCCGTGACTTCTGGTCGTTGGAGGAGTTCCAGCGGAGGTCGCGCTCAGATACGACACCACGTTTGTTCCAATGGATGATGTCTGCGCCACAGCACCGTTCATCAGGAAGAACCGATTGCGGTACTGCACCACCTCAAGCGAGGTTCCAGAAGCGATCGTGGCGAGGTCAGCGAACGTCCCAGTGTCGCCCATCGGAGCAATCCGGTACTTCGTCCCGGCCATCCCAATCAGGTAGTGGTCGCCGTTGTCGAAGTGCATGTCCCGCAGGCCAGCAGCAGCCGTCGCGGCAGAGACGACTCCGAATACCTGGCGACCCGTAGCCCGCTCAAGGGATTGTCCACCGTTGCGGTAGACCATGTTCTTCATGGCAACGAGCTGGCCCTCGGACAGCATGGCAGGGTCACGGTCAGTGACGATTCCGCCAGTCAGAGGCTCTACCTTGCGTCCCATCTCAATACTCCCACGGGAGCCAGCGAGTAGTGTTGTCACCGATGGTGCCAAACTGGAAATGACCGGGAACCAGCATCAGCCCGTCATCAGGAATGCGCGTCTGGTCGCGGAGCATCGTGACCAGTCCATCGTTCCCGAGCGCGAACCACGTCTTCGCCTGATCCGATCGGCCCTCTCCCTTGTCAGTCAGGAAGTGCCACTTGGCCCATGAAATCAGGTACAACTCGTAGTCCTGCGTGATGTCGATAGCATCGCCAGTGGCCGTTGTGGTCGGGATCGTCATGCGCCGGTAGTAGCGCAACTGAAGGTCGTCCTCCGCAACAGGAGGAGTCAGCAGCCTGATCTTTCCCCGGTTCCCGACCATGAATAGGTCGTACCAGTACGGGGTCGAGGTCGTGTACTCGTTGTACATGGAGCGGTCATAGGTGCGGCGGTTCACGTACCTAAGTTCCACGTTGGAGTTGTGGAGCCTCGCCCCATAGGACGCCTTGAAGTCGGACGGCAGGTCGTACATGTCGCGGTTGATCGTGGCCGAGACGACCGTGTTCCCTGACGTGAAGCCCGAGACCTGCCCGTAGAACCCGAACGATCCCGAAGCCGTGGCCGAGATGCGTGTCCCGAGAGCGAAACCGGAGCACATCAGGAAGTCATCGGGAAGCAGTCCATGTCCCACGGGAGCAAGAGCAGAGGACTGTCCGGCTGATGCCGTGATGCCCGAGACCGTGAAGGGCGCGAAGACGCGAATCGGCGCGGATTCCGTTCGCAGGAAGTCCCAGTTCGCCCGGTTGTTGAAGTGCTCCATGGCGGCAAACAAGGAACGCCCGGCGCGGGTCGTCATCTCCCCATCGCCGGACGCGCCTACCGTATCCGCGATCTCCTGGCAGACCGCGCTAACCGCTTTCGTTGACGGCTGGAACAGGGCCATCCGTGCTCACCCCCTGCGCCGCGAGTTCACGGCGCTGCTCGTCCTCATCCTCGGCAACGATTCGCGCCCACTGGGCATCCGTAGGCCGCGGCTGCTCCACCTTGCGTTCCTCTCGCAACTCCTCCCACGACTGGATGATCTTCGGGACTTCCTTCATGGCATCCCGATTCTGAGAGACCCAGTCCTTCGCGTTCGCCGCGAGTGACTTCCTCAGCTTCACGTCCTCGATCAGGCGTGAAAGCTGGTCCTCAAACTGCTGAGGCGTCTCGAACAGCAGCCCGGTTTCTCCCTCAAGGATCTCGTCCTTGTAGGGGCCAGTCGCCTGAGCCAGTGTAGCCGCAGGCTTTCGCAGAACAGACGCCTCATAAAACTTGATGGCCGACCGGCAGTTGTTGAACACGTTGGCAGACAGCGGGGCCAGAGAGATGTCATGGTCCATCATGACCAGACGCAGCTTGTACTCCTGATACGGGCACCAGTCGTGGAACGTGTAGCGGTGCGGAGGGATCAGTTCGTTCACCCACGGGTACTGAGCACCCCAGATGATCCAGTGGACCTCGGGGTAGCGGCGGGTGATGTTGCCAAGAGCCTCGCGCAGAGGGAACCAGTCTTCGTAGTGAGCGATCCCTCCCTGCCAGAGAATCTTGATCTTGTCCTGCTCCTGCTCCATGGAGACCTGAGGGTAGTGGTCGAACCGCATGAGGTTCGGGAACACTCGGAGTCGTCTCGGAGTCACTTCTTTCTTTACGGCCTCGGCCACGTAGGGAGTCGAGCACTGCACCTGATCGGCCATCTCAAGAATCTTGCGATAGCTCGCCAGCGTCTGACGGTTGCGAGAGAGAGAGAAGCCGTTCTCTCCGTCCTTCCACAAAACCCGACGCTCCCCGTCCTGCACGACCCCGATGTGATGGCCTAGTGGAATCTGGTTCCCGTCGAGGTCTCGGATGCCGAGGTTCTTGAATGCCTGGTTGAGAGGACTGACGTTGAAGATGTTGTCGTCCGTCTCCACGATGATCGAGGGCGGATACTTCCAGTCGCCATCACGCTTGGAGGGGAGGAACGACTGCACGCCACGGATGTTGTTGACCGGCTGCTCTCCAACGGGCTGGTAGAGGTAGATGATGTCCGCTTCACAGAAGTTCTTGATCCGATCCTCGGCAGAGACTCCCGCGTCGTTTGTATCTATGATGGACTTTACCGGAAGACCAAGGACCGCAGCCGTCTCAAGCGGCACGCCCAATCTATAGTAAAATGAGGCTGAGTGCTTATTCGGGATCAACGTATACAAGACCATCGGCTTGGTCATTCTGTGGCCTCGGCAGGAGGTTCAGGGTTGATGACTCGCTCAGTCACCTTGAGACTCGATCCCGGGACATCCAGCCCGAAGATCGAGAGCGGGAGCTTCAGGTCATCGGCAGCCGTGCCCCGGCCACCGTTCCTGCGCTGGTAGGTGATGTACTCGGGGTGACGGTCAACGAAGGCGTAGAACTTGCGCTTGTCCTTGAGGAAGTCGGGTTCAATGATCTTCGCAGCCATGAGCATCGGCACGTTGACGAACGAGGCAACGCGCCTGAACTCATGCCCCTTGTACCCGGTTCCATCGTCAGAGTCCCGCAAGTCCTTGATCGCATCGAGACGCGGCCCGTAATAGTCGGGGGCCGACTTCACGAGTGTTTCGGCGGACATCAGTGAGTCGAACTCCGACTGGTTCTCGTTACGGGCCACGTAGAAGTTCATCTCACTGGTTCCCCGTGTCGGGAGCACCGCGGAAGATGTTCGTCGGGTTGGCGTTGGGACCGGGATTCGGAAGACCCTGTTCCTGAACGTCAGTGGAGCCCTCGGGAATGGCCCCACCCGTCGGGACCTGAGGATCGAACTTGCCATCCGAGTCAGTGTTTCCGGGGTTGGAAGCAGGGAATCCCCACTTCACTCCGGGCTGATCGGTGGAGTTGGACGTGTCCAGAACGGGCTGCGAAGCGCCAGAAGACGGGGTGCCCGACGTGTAGTCGTGCGCGTCCCCGCTCGTGCCGCCCTTGAAGATCACGGGCATGTCACCCTCCTACTGGTTAACCGCAGCATCGAGCTGCGGAGAAGTTTCTGGACCAGCCTTCACCCCGAGATCGGGAGCGCCCTTGAAGATGGTGCCATTTCCCTGCGCGAGCATCGCGTCCTCCGAGTAGACCTTCGTCTGCTCGACCGTACCCTTGACCTGGATCACTTGCCCCTCCCCTTGGAAAGAGCGCCGGGCATCCCGGGGAAAGCATTCGCGTCACGAGTGCGTCGGTTCGCGTTCTCACGCCCTGCATCGGGAGTGCGGAAGGTCGGAGACGGGTTGTCCAACGACAGGCCACCCACGCTGATGCCATCTTCCCAAGCGTCCACAGGACCACCGGGGAGTCGTCCGACCGGATATGACGCGGCGTTGCCCTGATCCACGTCGAATGCCGCAAGGTCCTGTTCGGGCTGTCCGGGACCACCGGCCGGAATCCGAGTCGGGTCCCAGCCGCGAGTCTTGCTGGCCGCGATCAAACCGCGACTCTGATTGCCTGCCATGTACTGCTCCTTTCAGGCTTCGCTGGAGTACGTCTTCTGAGAGGTTCGATTGCCAACACGCCACTTGCTCGTGGTCAGTGTCGCATACCCGAAATCCTCTCCGATCTTCACTCGGTCTTTCACAAGTTCGCCCAACTTCGTCCCGTAGTAGAACCGGGTGCGGCTTCCCTTGGTAACGCACAGCACCTTCTGATGGCGCGGATAACCCACGGGCTCATCTCCTTTCGAGTGTCACGAGGCGGTTTCTTTGAAGGTCGGGTGCCGAGTCCCGGCCCGCTCAGTCACCGCCCCGTGATAAAACTCCAACTAGCCGTTGGTAACGCCGGTCATGGCAGCCCACGAACTCGGGTGATCGAGCTGAAGCGTGCACTCGAAGAGCACGATGCCCCTCGTGTGATCGCCCGACTTGCCCATCGGCTTGTGCTGCGGGGGACGGTAGAACGCGATCTTCGCCATCGACCGATCCCCGATGTAGTACGCGCCCACAGCGGACGACGTGCTGATCGGGATGAAACGGTCGGTGATGACCGCGTACAACTGGTTGAACGGCGTCTCGAACACGTCGATGTTCGCCACGAGCCGCTGATCGGTCGCCGCGATGTTACGGACGTTGCCCGAGCCAGACGACACGGTAGCGTTCACGAACTGCCTCTTGCTCGCAGGAGCGAACCAGATCGAGTCCGGCTCAGCACCGTTCTCGAACAGGGTCTGCGACAGCGTGCAGATGTCAGCCGTGGTCACACCACCAGAGGAACTCCCGGAGATCGAGATGCCGAACCCGCGGAACCCGGCCATGAGCGGAGCCGTGGTGGCCTCAGCACCCGTGGCGGAACCCGTCGAGTTGACGGCCCACAGCCGCGACTCACAGTTGCGAGCCGTGACCTTGAACTCCTTCATGACCTGATGCTCGTACATGTCGCGGATGCCAGCGGGATTGGCGTCCCGCTCGCGATCGGACACGAAGACGTGACGCGAGAAGATCTGCGTTCCGTTGACGAGCCGGGTGGGTGAAGTGAGCGTGTCACCAGAGAAGTCCACAGCCTCGGCAACACCGGCAGTGGAGGTCGCGGCGAGAGTGTCCACGGTCCACGAGTGGACCACGTCCTTCGCACGGATCTTGGGAGCACTGGAGAACATCGGCGTCTGGAACGAATCCAGAATCGTCACGATGTCCACTAGGTCCTCGTGGTGAACGCCTGTGGCGTTGGGGAAGAACCCAACGTCAAAGGTTGAGAGAAGACCAGCGGATACGCACTGCGAACCGGGCATGTCCTATGCCTCCGGCCGACTCCTATTGGTTGAGGAAGTCGTCCTTGATGACTGACCTGAGTCGCAGTTTGGCGTAAGCCTGCGCGTCCCTGCTGGAGCCGGTCTTCTGGAACTGCTCGAAAGCAGTCTGAAGTTCCTGCGATCCATCGGGAGCGCGACGACTTTCTCCACCACGACTCGACGGAATGGCCGCCTCCGCAGAGTTACCGACCACACCGTTTCCGGGGGGCGGTGACGTGCGGCGACGGGAGTCTCCGAACTTGAGGAAGGCGTACTCTATCGCCTCTTTCGGTGCGGCCTCGAACAACTTCGGGTACGAGACCGAGAGTTCCGGGTCGGAAGCGATGAAGGAAGCCACGTCGTTCTCGAACTGGACGTAGTCAGGATGGGAACTGACGACCCTCCCGCGAGCCTGCATCCCGTTGGTGATCGGTGCGAAGGCCCGGTTGATCCTCTCGCCCACATAGGCGTCAAGAGCATCGGTCGGGACTCCGAACTCGGTCAACCGTTCCTCGGGAGAAGACGTGCGGCGGTCCGGCACGTTCTGGCGTCCGTTCGGGAGACCATTCGTGAGGACCTGTGCGATCAAGGCGTCCTTCTTCGTGTTCTCGTCAAAGAGACGCTTGCCCTCGGCATCACTGGCCCGCTTGGCAGCAACAAGAGCCTCGACCGTGGGATAGCCCATGAGATCGGGGTTCAACGGCTGCTGGACCTGTCCATCGTCTGCCATGACTGACTTCCTTTCCGGCTACTGGTTCGCAGTGCCGTCGCCCTCGGGCGAGTTCTGACGGTCGAGTTCGTCGGCCCGTCGGTTCACTTCATTCGCCGCGATTTCGTTCTTCCAGACCGCGATCATCCACTCACAGTCACGGATGATGGCCCGGAGGATTTCATCGTCGGTGTCGAAGTCGCCGCCCTTGTATGCCGTCGCTCGTTCTGAGCGGGACAAGCACAGCGCCTTCACTGCCTGATGCCCTCGGTTCACGAGAGCAGGTTGCATCACTTCAACCCAGCCAGAGGTCGAAACCGTCTGGCGAATCTTCTGGCACTGGTCGTTGGATAGCATCGTCGCTTACTCTCCTATGCCTTCGTTCGGACGGGCTTTGCCATCCGAGACACCCGCAGGGCTTCTTGCTCGTGGAGTTTCAGCGCGTAATTGGTGGCATCGTCCTCGTTGTCAAAAATACCGAGGTGCTGCCGCGTCCTACGATATTCTGAAATCGCGTCCTTGTTGCTCACCACCCTGCCGCCGACAACCGTCGGGATCAGGGTGAATCCGCTGTCCGTACCAACACTTATGCTGCGAACCGTGCTCACCGTTCCGTCCGCGTTCTTAACCGGACGAATCTTCGTTACGTCAATGTTCCCCGGAACTCTCGGTCCGTTGCCCATTAGTTCGTGGTTCCCGGCATCTTGCCTGTGTTGGCCGTCTGCATCAGACGACCCAGTACCTGCGGGTCCATCTGGTCCAACGATGAACTCACCATGGTTGCGACTGACTCAGGACTGACACCAGCCTGCTCGGCCGTCTGGTTGACCGCAGGAACCTTCTGCACCAGCAGGTCATCGACGTTCGTGAAGTCGAACAGATCGAATGCCTGCCGCGCGAAGTTGCCCCAGTTGACCAGTTGCAGCAAGGCCGGATTCGAGGACATCATCTGGAGCAGGGCCACCAGGTTCTGCTGCCTCACCGATCGGCCCATCATCTGCGAAGCGCCCACAGCCCTCGCACGGTAGTCAGGAACAAGATCGTCGTAATCGATCTGCTCGTTGACCGCATGGTACGGAAGCCCGGTGTCCGGGTCCGTCGTTGCGATGCTCCCGAGAATCTTGATCTCCTGAGGAAGCGGCAGCCAAAGCCTGTCCATGTGGCGGAAGGCGTCGGCAAGAGGCTCAATGAAACCTTCCTCGGCCAGACGAGTCTCCATCGCCAGACGGGTCAGGGCATTCTCCTGCCTCCCAAGGAAGCCTCTCGCAGTCTCGCGGGCAGGACCAGCCTGACCCATCAGGCTCTCCGTCTCTCCGGTCCCGAGCTGCATCATCTGGAACAGCTGGCCGATCTCCGTGTAGGCGGCATTCAGCCCACTCATGTTCGGGACCAGAGCGCGGATGTTGCTCTCATCCGCTGCACCGTCCACGAGGATGATCCGCCCTGCACGGGTGAACAGGTGCTGCGTGTTGATGTTCGCCCCCGCTGAAGCCACGTACATCGGGTCAATCAGCGAGTCCAGAGCATCCAACTTCTGATTCGCCAGTCGGTTAGCGGTCTGCTGGGGACCAAAGGCAATCTCTGTCTTGGCAACCCCGTCGAACGAGTACGGGTCCGGCATCGGGCAGTAGGTGACGAAGGGCATCTGGTTGTTGCCCATCGCCCCTTCGCGGTTCTTCATGACCACTCGACCATTGCCGACTGCAATGCAGCGGAACCGAATGCCGTCAGGAGCGAACTCTGCCGGTACGTACCCGTGCATCTCCCAGATTTCTACGGGCTTGGAGAACCGCTCGGACTGGCGGGCCTGATAGTCGTACTGGGTCCGGTACGTCACCCTGCGCTGGGCGAACTCCGCAGCCGCAGTTCCCTCAAGGGGATAGGACCGCAGGGCTTCCACAGCCTGTGGGTCGAAGTACGGGTTCGGTCCCGCGGCGTCGTTGATGAGGTCGTCAAGGTCCACCCAGTAGCGGTGAATGGCCCACGCCATGTCCGAGAGCCTGATCTTGCCCGGCTGCTGCCAGAAGTCCAGCCGGTCCACCGTCGTCCAGTCCGGACCGTTGAACATCTCGGCGTCGTACTCACGGACCACGGGAACCGAGTAGCCGGGTGCGACTTGCTCCAAACGGCGAATACGCGTCTTGCGCGTCAGGTTCTTCCAGCCGTAGCGGGCGATCCCTGTCCCACAAATGTCTGCGGACAGGAAGAAGTCGCATGCCTTGATGATCGAATCGGCGTCCTTCATCTGCGCCGAAATCAAGACCTCGTTCTTCTTGGCACGAGCACGATCCTCGGGAGCGTAGCCCTCGAACGAAACGATGGGCCATGACCCGAACGACGATTGCACCTTCCGGGCAACATCGCTTTGGATCATGGCGAACGTGAAGGGAATGCTCACGTTGTTGCGGAATGCCGCCAGTCGTCCCTTCCAGACTCCACGGTACGTGTCGTACCACTGCTGGAGCTTGGTGAACGTTCCCTGGTTGTACCGCTGGGAGTGCTGCCTGCGAGCATCCACAAGTTCGATGATGCGTGCGGAGGACACACGCACGTTCGGCAACTGAGCAGGAGCGGGGCTGTAGCGAGTCGAGCCGGGGCCACCCTTGCCCGCATACGGGTCGCCGCGTGGCGTCTGGATCATCCGTGGTCCCTCCGGCGCGGAATACTACGCTCCCTAAATCGTCTCGTCCACAGTTGTCAACCACTTATCTCTGAAAACAGGCCAGACCGTCCTCAGTCCGATCTCGGTGTCGTTGACCTGATTTTCCCCGAGGTTGTTCCAGATCACCCGGGGAGCATCGTTTCCGATCCGGTCATGGACGCGGATAGCCGGGATTTTGAGCGCTCCGGCCACCGTAATCGGTGCCGAACCGCACCCGATCATGGCCCGGGACCCGGCAATGAACTGTGCCAGCTTCAGGAAGTCCCCACCGTCATCGAACTCGGACCAGCCGGGATAGGCCGTCATACCGACCTCCCGGTCATCCGGGGAGCCGACGAAGGCGATGTCATCAAACAGGGCCTCCAGTTCCTCCCTGATCGAAGAGAGGAACCGCCACATGGTAGGGGTCGAGCGGTTGTGGGGGCACACGGACTGGCCGTGGACCACGAGGCGGTTCTTCTTCTCCACATCCCCGACCTCAAGGCTGGGAGTGTTGGACAAGTCTTCAACCTCAACCCTGACCGGAACTCGGGAATCCTGGAGGGTCTGGAGGGTGATCTGCCGAGCGGGGAAGGAACGCATCCCGAGGTGGTAGATCGTGTTCCCCTCGAACGCGCTGGTCGGCAGGTTCAGATGGAATGGCTGTCCTCCGCAACCGTAGTTCTCGACGCCTCCGACGAGCTTGACTTTCTCGACGCATGACTGGGCCTCGAACAATGAAACGAGTGGCTTGCAGGTTGTCTCGTCCATCCAGAGTTCAATCTTCTCTCCAGATTTCTTGGCGTAGTGATAGGCGACAGGCCACTGAAGGATGGAATCGCCAATCTTCCCCGGCATCGTGAACACAGTAGCCATTACGACTCCTCCTTGAGCAGCCAGACATCATTGTGACAGTTGCGACCTATTTTCTTGTACCCGAAAGACTCAAGGTAGAGATCAATCGGTCCCACCTTATCCCAGCACTCAATAACCAGCACTTTCGGCTTCCACTTCTCCAGATCACAACCCTTCAACACACTCAACTCAGTTCCCTCGGTATCCACGCACAGCAGATCCAGTTGCGGGAACTGCCAGAGGGCCAAAAGGCTGTCCACCGTGCAGACAGGCACAGGGATCTTCTTGAACCGCACCCCTTCTGTTGGGTAGAGGTCTTCCCTCAGCGTCGGGGTCAGAGCCGAGAACGCTTCGGGGTTGAGTTCGTTGACATGGAAGATCGCTGATCCTGACTCGTGAGCACACGCGCACATGTGAACGAATGCCCGATGCCTCTTGAGCATGGGTCCGAACTCAGGGTTCGCCTCCACACTCAGGATCGTCCAGCGATGAGCCGCCTCAAGCTGGTAGGTCGTGTTGATCGAGATGCCATCCGAGGCACCTACGTCCACGCCCCAGCCGATGTAGCCTTCAGGGAACTGGTCGAGGATGAACTGAGCGAGATGTCCGTTCGGAGGCCAGAGCGTGTGGTTCATTGAACCGACCCGGAGACTTCCGCTGTCTCCTTGCGCTTGGGTCGGCCTGCGGCCTCATGTCCCTTGAGGTCATTCAGGGCATCACCGAAGTGACTGGCAAAGAAGTCGTAGAGCGCGATGATGTCTGCGGGATAGCGGTCACGGTTCTTGGAGTCCAGTCCCGGATGGTCAATCCAGAACTCACTCGGGAGAGACTGCCGCAGGGACTCCGTCGCCAGACCAAGAGCGGCGACCACCGAAGGCCATCCCCAGTGATAGAGGCCCGGCCACGCGAAGTAGCCCAGCCTCTTGACCCACTCCCTAGAGACGAACGGCATGTCCACGTCCTTGCTCTTGTGAGCAGGGGCCACGACCATTGCACCTGCGGTGATCTGACGGATGACATGCTCATCCCACGCAGGAGTCGTGACCTTGGCATCGTCCGGCACGAACCCGAAAGCGGCGTAGCTCTCCAGCTCATCGCGGGAGATCAGGTTCGCTGCTGCCAGTGGGCCAATGCGAGGACCCCGTCTGACGATCATGTGAGCCAGTGGACTCTCGGTCCAGCCATAGAGAGTCTTCTGGTCATCGTCAATGTAGGCCGCCACGTCCACTGACGTGCTCGTGTGCAGGACCGAGTGAACGAGGTCAGCCAGTTGCTTGGGGCGGTCACGGGTCGGAACGATAACCAGGATCTTGGCTTCTGGTCCCACGGCCTTGGGCCACGGGTCGGGAGTCCGGGTCTTGGTCACAGGACAAATTCCACGTTCGGGAGCGGGAAGATCATCGTCGTTCCGGACCTCAGCAAGTCCTTCTCCCTCTCCACGAACTCGTTCCTAAACGCCCATGGCAGTACCATCAGGTGCTTCGGCTTCTCGGCACGCATGTAGTCCTCGGTGTAGATGTCCAGCCACGATCCCGACATCTTGAGTCCGTACTTGAGCGGGTTCCGGTCCGCGATTCCCCTGAACGCACTATCGAGGTCGAGGTACTGGAGCAGGGCACAGCCCTTCGTGCTCGCTCCATAGAGCCAGAGGCGGTCATGGTAGGAGATCGAACCCGTGATGAGATCGGTCATTGAGTTCTTCCACTTGACCGTTCTCGACGCGAACAGTTCTGCGTCGTCCTCGCTGACCCGCCGATGCTCAGAGAGCAGGATGGCCCCACTGCGGTAAACGATCTTCTCCGCAGCCACGCGAATGGACCCACCGTTCACGTCGTTGTAGGTGATGCCGATGATGACCAGCCCGTGACGACGGTACAGAGCCTCCAGTGCGTGAACGTCGTAGTAACACAGGTGCTCATGGCAGATCGCGTCGAAGGCGTTCTTGCGAAGCATCGTCGGGGAGTCGTTCAGTTGGTTGATCCAGACCCCGTCAGCGCTCAGGCACTTGACGATGTCCGCAACGAACTTGTTCGGGTCATCGAGGTCGTAGAACATCGCAGCCGACGTGATGACATCACAGGCACCCGTCACCTTGCTCAAGCTCATGCCCGTTGGCTTCATCAGGCACTCGTGATCGGCCGTGAAGAAGTCGGAGATCACGTGGTTCGCAATCCCCTCCAGGATGGGCTTGAAGTTGAGCGCTGGCTCACAGGCGATCTTGGTAAAGCTGGGAGGGACCTCGCCCAGCAGGTAGCCGTCATTCGCACCGATGTCCAGCCACGTTCCCGCATGATGGTAGAGCAGGCCCGTCTTCACGAGATCGGTCAGGGCGTCCTTCATGGTCTGGTTGACGCTCGACCGATACCAGAACTCGCGGTAGAGCAGGTCGGGGTCAACCGTGTGCTCAAGCTGGAGCAGTCCACATGACGAGCAGCGCATCAGGTTGAGCGGAGACCTCGGGAGGTCGAGGTCCACCTTCTTGACGAAGTCCACGAGATACTGGTCCCCGAGATAGAGAACGGGGTTCAGTTTGCCGTCTAGGCATGACCGGCAGTGAGTCCGCTTCTTCGACACCTTACTCGGGGACATCTCGGCAATGGTCATCATCCCGTCCTTGGATACGCTCGTCCTGAGCCTTGTTCGCATCATGACTTCGGCCTCGTCATCCTTCCTGCGCGGAATCCCGCCTTCCATGCCATCGCTATGAACTTGATCCACATCCACGACAGTTTCATTTGGTCGATTGAACCAGAGCATCATTCAACCTGCTAATAGCTCCGGGAAAGTCTTCAAGCAAGAAACTGAATACCCCCTCCCTGTCACTTTGCTCAGACACCGTTGCAATCGGAGGAAGACGGTTGTGCTGGACGTTGACCTTGTTCGCTCTTGGCCTGAAATACGCTGTAGCCCTCGCGACTGACCCAAGTACGATAGGCCAGCACCAGTGTTTGAATCTCGGAGGGGCAAACCATCCCATCGCACGATAGAACCTTGCTGTGACGAACGGGGTATCTACCCACCACAAGCCACCATTCTCGGGATCTCCGCTGTTCGGAATGTCGAACATGCAAATCGGATGTTCCTCTGCCAGATCAAGAAGATGCCTGTCCCATCCGTCAACAGTCATGGTGGAGTCGTCAGGCAACATACCGACGACACTGTGATCGTTAAAGTAGAGTTTGGCCAGCAGGTTCATTGATGCCACGGAACCAATCCTAGGACCTCGATGAATCACCGTAGCAGCAATGTCTTTGGTCAATGAAAGGTCGTCGTCCAAGTAAACCACAACGTCTACTAGCGAACTGGTCGCAGCTATTGAGTCAAGTAAAGTCGGAAGCATCTCTGGCCTACGAGATGGGCAGAGAACAAGAACGCGATCGTTCATCCGATGGGTTCTCTCGGCATGACCGACCTGTAGTGATCTGACTCTCCGTGATCCTCAAAGTCGTTCTGGTCCAGTCCATCCATGCTGATCGGTGAAGCCCCGCGGTCCCACGGAGCCCGATCGTTCACGGCACGCCTCATGGGCTGGTACAACTCAGACTGGAAGGCATCCGAGTGAGCATCGGCCCAGTCAATCTTGATCCGCGGGTTTACCGCGTACTGGCCGATACGTGCCATCTGCTCGCACAGTCTCTCGACTCCGGGGGCACCCTTGACGTAGCGCACGTGGCCGTCCACCCAGAACGTACTCGCGGAGTGCAGGCGCTCGTACTTCTTGGTCGAACCACGCTCGAACTCGATGAAGCGCGGCATCGGCTCATTGGCGTCTGCGAAGAAGTTCTGGAGCGTAAGTCTCCACGCATCCTTCTTCCCGGCACGAGTCTTCTCGTCCGTGATCGCCATTATGCGGAAGCCCTGTCTCCTGTACCGCTGGAC